ATCAGTTGCACGACCCCAGCCTACTGGAGTTCCCGCTCCCTTGGCTTTGCCATCTGCTTTCCATTTTAAAGCACGACGAGCAGCAGCCTTCATACCAGATGTAGGAGTGTATGTATCAGCCATTTTGTTTTACCTTGTTTTTTTCATAAGCCTTACCCCAAAAAAATGAACCAATCATTAACAAGCCTATTGCTAATGAATGTAAGAAATAAAATGTACTCATTTTGATTTCTTCTTTTCTTGTTTGGCAGCACGTTTTTCTTTAAGAGTCATCTTTGGCTCTTTCTTTTTATTAGTATTTCCCTTTTGTTCTTTATTTGCCATTGCTAGCCCCCTTTTTTATTTTTGGATACGGACCAAGATCCGCCTTAACACTACCGTCTTTTCTTAAACGAACTATTCTTCCATTTTTTATTTGCAATGGATTAAATGCGTGGTTTTTAAAAAAAGATGCTGAAGATTTTTTAGACATTATTTTTTGAACGGATTTAAATCAAATATAGATCCGCCCCATCCTTGTGCTTGTTTGTTTATTTGATTAGACTCAGGGAAAAGGTTTACCACTCTTTCTGGTTTGTCTACACTTTTTGCAAAATCTTCAAACAATGATTTCTTTGTTGATCTTGAATGTCCTTTTGGAAATAAATCTAAGTCAAATGGTTTTCTTGGAAATTTTCCACGCAGTCCAGCCATAAACGCATTTACTCTACCCATTGCCCATTGTTCTGCGCTAGAAACACTGCCACGTACTGATGAAGGGTTAGTCCTATATGCTCCAATGCCACGATTATATACCTGTCTTAATGCTCCTACTGTAATCCTACTGTCGCCTTCTTTATTTTTATTATATGCATCTGCCAATTCTTGTAGTCTTGCTGAAGAAACTTTTTCAATTTCATCATCCATATCATACATTTTTTCATTATCAATTGGTTCAGAAGAAACTCTTAAAGATTTAACTGGCTTTGCAACACGTCTATCTGTCTTTGTTCTTTTGCCTTTTTCATCTGTTGCATAAACTCTTATAACTGCTACAGGATTATCTGCAGACGCTTCTACTTTTTCATTTGTACCTGCAATGTTTACAGTTCCAGAACGTTCAACTCTTTCTACAACTCCGTGTGCAGATTCTGTTTTATCTGGTGGTTTTGGAACTCCAAATGTTACGTGATCTCCGACAGAAACTGATTTTGCTTTTTCCATATCATCTTTCATCTCGTATGTTTTTCCAACAGGAACACAATTGGGAACCATGCGTCCGCCCTTTTCTTTCATACCACGTTGTTCATATCCAACCCAACATGCTTTTGTTACGTTGTCCCACTTATCCATTTCTTCATCATCTGAATGATAAGACTTCATTGTTTCTTCTGCATCCATTTCATGTTCTTTAATATCTATTTTTTGTGCATCTGCATGCATCATACCAATACTGTAAGCAGTTGGTTCCCAGTTATCATTTTCTTCTTTGTAAATTCTAACAGACATAGCAGGATTTTCTGGTGGCTTTGATTCAAGAGCATACCTAGATCCTGGAGTTCCAAGAGTTCCACCCTCTATCATTATGTGTTCAACCATGCCGTGAATTAGGCCTTCTGTTGTTGCACCCATTACAAAATCGCCTTCTTTTATATGTGGCATGTCAAACCTCCTAAGTTATATACTGATTATATCAGAGTTATTTTTTACGAGTTAGGCGTTTGAGTTCTTCTATAGCCCAAACGTCTTGCTTGCGTAGTTTTGACATTTCTACAGGATCAAAAGATTTATTTGTAAGTGTCACAATTGGCTCTTTTGCTAAAAAGTCTATGTCTACATAGCCTCTTTCCCATAATGAAAGTATTTCAGCATTAACTCTATTAAGATGGTCGTGATAAAGTTCTGGCATCACCTGCTCAATTTTAGAGGTAAATGAATACAATAGTGACCCATCTTCAGAGTCAACACCAGCGACCTCAAGTGCTCCTTTAAGAATTAATTCTTCAATCATTTCGTTCTCATCTGAAGTCATGCTTTTCCCATCTGGATTGAATATCCTTTTGAATAATTTTTTCATTTAAATTACCTATCGTTATAATAAATAGAATCAGAAAAATAAATTTCTGAATCCAAATTATTTATACTATACAGATTTTGTATAGTTTTTTTATTTAAATTTTTAAAAATTATTAAAGATTGCTCTGTAATATTATGATTATAACTTTTATCTTTATCAATAAAAAAATTAAAATCTATACTAAAATCTCTTAATATTTTATTTCCTATTAAAAAACATGTTTTTTCATTTAACTGATTATCTTTTAATAAAATATTAACGTTTTTTATTCTTTTTATTGCTAACCCTTTATTTATATTAATTGACAAAAAATTTGGATCTACCAGGTTATTACTTTCTGGATTAAATATGTTTAAACTTAAATCTTGATTAGTATACAAAAAATTTTTAATTTGATAATTTGAAATAAATTCTTCATTATCTTCTACCCAAGCAATGAAATTATTTACATTCATTAATGATGAATTGTTTACGTAGTCTTTTTTGTGAAATGTGTAATGACTTACAAGTCTTTTTACTGGATCCCTAAAACAAGAAATTTTATAAATATTATTTCCTTCTTGCCAACCCATATGATGTTCTCCATTAATAAAATTTATTTTATTATTTTTTAATATTTTAGATATTTTATTAATTACCATATTGTTCAGGTAAGTTCCACCACATTTTGCAATTTGTAAATGATACAGAGAATCGTAATTATTTTTCATTAATAAAGTTTTCTAGTTCTTCTTTTGTTTTTGCTCCAGTAATACGAGCAACTTCTTTTTCATTTTCAAATAAAATAAAAGTAGGAACTGATTTTATTCCAAATCTTTTAACAAGCAACTGCTCGTAATCAGCATCTATTATTTGAAACTGAAAACCTTCTTTTTTCATTTCTTCAACAATTGGTCTTGTTTTTTTACAGGGACCACACCACTCTGCTGTAAAATAAAAAACGTTTTTCATTTGCTAGACTTTGATCTAGCCTTTTTTAATACCTCAAAATCTTTAATTTTAGTTTCCCCAAGGTATCCCCAAGCATAGCCATCATTAATCATTTTATTGTTAACCGATTCAGATTCTCCATTAATATATACCCAACCAAGAATGCGTCCATATTTTTCAGATGAATTCATTTTTTCTGTACGAATAACAACAGACTTTGCATCTTTAAGTTGTTTCTTCAAATACTCCTTAGCCTCAAGTCCAAGAACTTTTTCTGCTTTATCCGTTGTGCGTGATTCTGGAGTATCAATACCAGCCAAACGAACACGGGATGCAAATAAAATATCAAATCCTAAATCAATAACAACGTCAATTGTATCTCCATCAACAACATTTTTTACTTCTTCAACAAAATATTCATACATCATACGCCCCCTATTGGCTTGTCTTTAATAAGTTTTTCACGTTCATCAAGAACTTCTACTAAAAAAGCCATCATCTTGTTGTGTGATTCAGGATTGTTCATTATTTTTTCATAATGATGGCTGCAAAATGTTAATTCTCCTGATAAGCCCTTAACCCTAATCAAGGCTTGTGCCTGACATTTATCACAACGGTCGCTGGCATTTAGTATGTATTTTTTTGAAACTACGCTTGGATGTTCTTGAACAATGCTAGTCATAAGTCTATTATACATCTACTTTCTGTTGTCGGTTGAATAAAATCCGCTACCGTTAAAAATTGCAGCGGGAGCACTCCATACTTTTTGCATAGATTCATTACAGCATACTGGATATGTGTTATCACCAATTGACTTTTCAAATTCAACTTGTGAAGAACAAATAGAGCATTTGTAGTCGTATCTAGGCATAACGCTCCTTTAATATATGGACAGTTTTATGACATGTCCAGGTCATATATAGTATACAGGGTTGCTAGTTATTTAGCAACTTTTACTTTAATTTGTTTTGGTTTTTTGTCTTCTGGAACTATACGTTCAATGTTAATATTTAACATACCGCAACAAATTTCTGCTCCAGTTACTTCCATATATTCGCCTAAAGCAAATGTACGAGTAAATTTACGAGAAGCAATTCCTTTATGAACAACTTCTCCTTCTTCTGTATCATTAGTTTCGCCTTTAACAATTAATGTTCCATTATCTACAGAAACATTAAGGTTTTCTTCATCAAATCCAGCAACAGCCAAAGATAGTTTATATGTATCTTCGTCTACTTTAATAATGTCATATGGCGGATATGCCTGACGTGTTGCTAGATTATGTACTGTGCTTAAACGCTCCAATTCACGATTGAAGCCAATAAAAAATGGATCCTTAAAAAGATCCAGTGCAAATGAACTTACCATTTTATATTCTCCTTTTCAGCGAGTTTCATTTATGTACCCCCTTTTGGCAGGCACAAATCTATTATACCAAATCTTAGTACCCCCAAGGGGAATTGAACCCCTGTTACCACCGTGAAAGGGTGATGTCATAACCACTAGACCATGGGGGCGTGGAGCGGAAGACGAGATTTGAACTCGCAACATCTACCTTGGCAAGGTAGTATTCTACCGTTGAACTACTTCCGCAACACCTGTATTATTTAACCCAAGAACCAAGTAGTTCTATTAAAATATTTATTTTACTATTAATTAATGTTAAATTTGCATCATTGATTAATTGAGTTATTTCTTGTTCAGTTTTTCTTCCTTGAAAAGAAATTGTTTCTGAACTTGAATAGGAAGGTCCAGAATTTGTTACAGATAATGTTGAAGATGAACTATTACTATAACTAACTGTAAATCCATTTCTTGTAAGAAGGTTTGATCCGACTGTATCTGAATATTTAAATTGAGTTTTTTGTCCTGGGGTTATTGAAACAGTGCTCGTAGATACAGATCCATTTGCTTCTATTTCAGTAACTTGTTTTACATCTTCTGGTCTATTCCATGTAAATGTACCAGTATCAGAATCATAAGTTGTTGTTCCTGGACCAGACCAAGCACCTCCACGATTTTCACCTGTTACAGGATCAGCAGCAACTTGTAGTACTGCTTTTTGTCCAGCCCATTCTCCGCCTGCACATGCACTACCACAAACAATTACGTTTGTTACATTGCCATTTTCGTCAACTAATGCATAAGTTGGATCTGCACTAGCAGAAGAAATATTAAATGTTAAGATAATTGCTGCAAGTAATCCAAAAATACTTAGATTTTTTTTCATTTTACCCCTTTTGTTTGTTTGTTTTTTACTACTGTATATATTATACACCTAAACGCTTACCACGTCAACTGGACCCATGCAGGTGGGGCTAAATTTTATTGCTGCACTAACCGCTCCCACAACACGATTACGAGGATTTTTAGATTTTTCTGTAGCCGATAAATATCCATAGGCATACTCTGCTCCTGAACCCATTGCTAAATAATCTAAATTATATTTTGACAGAGACATGTCAATAGCATTGTGTTCATATATTTGACCTTTAATACAAATAATAAGACCTAAATCACCTTCTTTGGTAGTGTCCACCCACCAGTCTTCATAAAAATTTCTAAGTTGTTTAATAAACTTAGTTTGCATAAATTTATCTAAATCTTTTATATCTGGAACATATGGATTAAAGTTATATCTAATACGTTCTCCATCTAATGCACCTGCATATCCAAGCAAATATGGACCAAGTTTCCAAACCTTTGGAGATGTTAATGGAAGAATTGTATTATCATCTGAGGCGCCACGATCACCAGCCATATATATTTTATTGGTTAATTGATCACGCACAACAGCAAGTACGGTCATGCATTCCCCCTCAGAGTATAACTTTAATTATATCAAAGCATTATTGCTTAGTCAAACACCTTTATTTAATATTTTGACCACATGCTGAGCATGTTTTTGCTTTA